TCTGCAGAAACTCCATCCCACTGCTGAGGTCCACAGGCAGAGCATGATGGGTCTGGGTTATCTCTACAGTGCTGGTGCTGTTATGATGGGTGAGACTGCCTTGCAGGCAGGTAAAGTCATGGGTCTTTCTGCCTATGGTCAGGACACCAATCAAACTCACATCAAAGACGATCTCTTCGTTGATGATATGATGTTCCACTGTAGGGATGTCAACCTATTTTTCTATGGATATGGTCCTGACAACTTCATTGACATTGCTCAAGAGATCTTCGGCAAGAAGGGAGTTGATGTCACTGATGAGATTACGAAACATAACTATCAACCCTACGCTGACTATGCAAAAGCGGTTCAGAAGGATACACAAAACGTGATTATTCGTCTGGTTCGTAAGGCATTGGACAAAACTGGTATTAAAAAGTTATGTTTTACGGGTGGTTACGCAATGAATATTATAACTAATACATTGTTAGTAGAAACTTTCCCCGATGTAGAATTCTATTTTGAACCCATGGCAACTGATGTTGGCATCTCTGTTGGCACTGCAATGTACCACTGGAGAATCAACACCAAAGACAATCAACCTAGACCTTTAACTACAACTGCATTTCACGGCTGGAAGTATGACGTATCACAATTCAGAGGACTTGTCGCAACAGCGTCAGAAGTTGCTAAACTCCTTGAAAGACAAAAGAGTGTCGCAGTATATGATGGATACTCTGAAGCTGGACAGCGAGCACTGGGCAACCGCTCCATCCTCTTTAATCCGCTGGTCCCAAATGCCAGAGAAATAGTAAACAGAATTAAAAAAAGAGAATGGTATAGACCATTCGCAGCATGTGTCTTAGAAGAAGACGCACACCTATACTTCAACATCAAACAAGCAAGTCGCTTTATGACCCAGTGTTACAAAGTGACAACCGACATCATCCCTGGTGTAACTCACGTTGATGGCACCTGCAGGGTACAGACCGTAGTAGACGGACATCTCTACGAGATTCTGCAGCAGTTTAAAAAACGGACAGGGCATGGTATACTATTAAACACGAGCTTCAATCTTGCTGGCAACCCTCTCGTTGAAACCCCTGAGCAAGCATTTGACACACTCGCCCAGTCTGAGTTAGACTACCTTTGGTTCCCCGAAACACTCCAATTATTTTCTTAGTATGACTATTGATTTTTCTCGCTACGAACACTTCGTCGATGCCGTAACATCTGATGCTTCTAAAGACTTTGTTGCTCTTGCTGACCGTCTTGTTGAACTTGATGGAAAGGGTGCCAATATTGAGCGTCTCCTTACTGCTGGCGTTGGGATTAATGCTGAAGGTGGTGAGTTCCTTGAGATCATTAAGAAGATGGTTTTCCAAGGTAAGCCTTGGAACGACGATAATCGAGAGCATCTCATTATTGAGTTGGGTGATCTTCTCTGGTACGTAGCACAAGCAACCCAAGCACTCGGCGTTTCCTTTGAGGAAGTGATCGAGACTAATGTCAGGAAACTGGAGAAGCGTTATCCTGGTGGTCAGTTTGATATCTACTACTCCGAGAACCGTGCTGAGGATGATCGATGAGTAAGTTTATTATGTTTACCAAGGACAGTTGTGGTCCTTGTGGTCTAGTCAAGAGATACCTGAATGCCCTCAAAGATGAGCGCACCAGTGTCATTGAAGAAGTTTATCTGGAAGACTTCAGCGATGTTCCTATCCCTCAAGAGAATCTGGACATTGCAAAGAAGTATAGTGTGACTGCTACTCCTGTTCTGATTATTGTTGATGAGAATGGAGAACTGTTAGAAAAATATACTGGTGGTATGGGTATCACTCAAAACATTCGTAAGTTGTTCGATAAGTATGGTGTATAACTTCCATACCTTTGCTCCCCTGGCGGTCTATGAAACAGACCTGCCAGGGTTTTTGCCTGCTATCTATAGGTCATATGACAACCACAAGTTCACAACTGAGGATGGAAAGATAACAGGTGAACTTGCAGGCAAAGTTCTTGTACATCAGGACAAGAGACTGCATGATTTCTTCAAAGCAATAGGTAGGAAGACGAGGGAATACCTCCAGAGTTTTGATGTTGACACCGATGTCTTTGAGGTCAATGTAACTAAGAGTTGGTTCACTATCTGTGAACCTGGACAGTCATTTCCAATGCACTATCACTCCTGTGCCCACATCAGTTTTGTATACTATGTGCAACCAGCAGGAGATCCAATTGTTTTTCACACTGAGAATCCAAACCAATGGTTCGGTGCAGCGTTCTCTTTCACTGGGCAGCAGAACGGGTTGAACACACGAGACTATGTGATCGAACCTAAGGCAGAACAACTACTACTATTCCCTGGTTCACTGGAGCACTACACTGTGCCAGTTGACAGACTGCACACTCGCATCTCTCTTGCTGGTGACATCGTGCTAACCTTGAAGAAACACAAGATTGGCAGTGAAGCAGGACTACTCTCCCCACGGTTTTGGAAACGTTTCTAAATACCTGGGGAGGATTTTTGTATGGTAGCACTTAACTGGTCTCAGTTTGAAAAGAGACTGCGCCCTAACTTGAAAACGTTTTGGCAAATGGTTATTAATAACCGTCGTTTTGTGCTGGAGAAAGCAACTAAGGATTGGGACGGCACCATTAAATTGACTGAAGGTATTCAGTTGACTGGTATCGTTTATGAAACTAAGAAAATGGAGAAGGGTAGGGAGGTAAAAGATAACAGAGAGTTTTTCTGTCAAAACTATAGCTCCGCTAACGATTTTGCAGATGCTGTAATGCATCGTCTTCCCCTGAAGAACTTGGACACCAGAAAGTTAAAGTGTATTCTTTATGATGAAACGACATATATCCCTTTTGGTGCTCTATTTAAGTCTCCTGACTTTGGCGGTGGGAGTACCAGTCTTGATCTTGGTCAGTTAAGATGGGGACACCTTGGATTCTTTGCTGAGCGTTGTGGATTTAAACTCCTTCCTCCTGGTAAACAGATTGAACTGTACTGGTTGAATGACTTCAACGATCTGATTACTAGAGAACGTGAGAAATTGATGAAGAGTGGTGAGGATGTTTGCTTAGACTTTGAGATTGCTGGTGTGACCATCCGCAATGTTATCGGTGCCATGGGTGCTCCTGATGCAAAGAAAGATCCCAAAGCTGATATCGTCTTTGTCACCTGTAAGGATGGGTGTCTAGAGTATACTGGATTTGCATCCCTGAAAGACGGCACGGACGTGAAGCACTTCCAGCAGTGGGGTGGTCTCTCCGCATTCAAGACCCACAAAGAGGTCAAGAAGTTTGGTGAAGATTTGAAACAGATGTACCCTCAGGGCATCACTGCTGCAGGTGGCGGTGTTAATATTGGTAGAGAAATTGAAGACACCTCTTTGAAGATCGAAGCGATCTATGGACCTAGTTACAAGAGAGGTCAATACAATTCTGAATCTGTTCAGTTTGTTATTCAAGGTACACCACAGAGACTTCAGAAGTCTGGCAATACTTACAAATTAGTCACTGGATCTACTCACATGTACAGTGATAGTGTTCAAGATCAAAATGAATTAATGACTGGTGCAACTAGACCAGTGTTCATGGCTAGATCTGACACTAAGAGATCTGATCTTGGGGTGCCAGGCACCAGAATATTCATCTATTCTGCTGGTGGTCGTACAAACTGGAATTGGATCTGATGGCAAACGTAGTTCAACTCAAGCACTTAGAACACCTTGAAGATGAGATGCTGAACTATGGCGTCGATGGATGCCATGCTGCTGTTCGATTCATGCGAGAACTTCTGAAGATGCTCGGTGAGAAGAAGGGGTCTGGTTTTATGCAGACCAAGTGGGACGGAGCACCTTCTGTTGTTTGTGGTACAGATCCCCAGACAGGAAACTTTTTTGTTGCAAACAAATCTGCGTTCAACGTAGGGTCTCCAAAGATTGCATTTAACTATGAAGAGGTTGAAACTTTGTATGGCACAGGTGGTCTTGGAGATACATTAAAGAATGCACTGAGATACTTTTCTCAGATGGATATCAAGGGTGTTGTACAGGGCGACATTCTTTTCACTGATAGATTGAAGAAGAGACAGATCATTGATGGCGTTGAGTATGTAACCTTTACTGCAAACACACTTACTTACGCTATCCCTACCAGTCATCCACTGGGCAAGAAATGTATTGAAGCAAAGATTGGAATTGTATTCCACACGCACTACTCTGGTGATAACTTCGCTGAGATGCAAGCACTCCCTGGTGCAGATGTTCCTCAGAACAATGACTTACCTCAAGTATTGATGCTTGAAAATGACACACCGTTAGCAGACACCGCAGTCTCGTCAGGAATACTTAGTAAGTTCTCTACCAACGTAGGTATCATTGAGAGGATGTGCGGTATTTCTGGTGAGTTTTTAGACCATCTTGTATCACATATGGGCAAGACTGGAGACCTGAAGTATCACGTTGCATCTTATGTGAAGCAATTCTTCAACGATGAGATTAGGAACCAGAGAAATGTCAACATGGATTCTAGAGTTACCCTGAAAGCATTGGGTAAGTTCTACCATGAGAAGATGATGAAGGAGATTGATAAAGTAAAGTCTCCTGCTGCTAAGACTAAGAAGCGTGATCTCATGTACAAGGGTCTGAAGTATTTGGAGGATCACGAAAGAGAGTTTCGTGCAATGCTGACCCTATATAGAAAGATAGCAGAGAACAAACAACTTGTTATTGATGAGTTAGACCGTGTAGAAAATGCAGGTCCCATCAAGTATTTTGTAAAGCAGGAAGGTGGTTACAAAGTGACCAATCCTGAGGGATATGTTCTTCACCTGGATGGAGACATGATCAAACTTGTGAACCGTTTGGAATTCTCATACAACAATTTCACGGTAGAGAAGGAATGGAAATAGTAGATTACAAACCAGTCTACTTTACGTTTGGTAGGTTCCAACCATGTACTCATGGACATGAATCTAACTTTCAAGCTTTGCGCTCAATTGCAAAAGGTCATGACTGGTTTATCATTCCATCTCCTAGTGTTGGTGGTGATGAAAACCCTCTGCCTGTGGACGTTAGAATTAAGTATATGAAGAAAGCACTTCCATGGGCAAGGAACCATATTATAGCTCCGTCCTACGTAACTAGAGCTGGTGCGAACAATCCAGTTGTTGCATCTATCCAGTCTCTGCAGGATATGGGGTATGATAAGTGCTACATGGTAGTTGGTAGCGATAGAGTGAAAGCCTTTGAGTGGACCAAGAGGGGGAATGGAAAGGACTACTCTTTCTATGATTATGACATCATCAGTTCTGGAGAGCGTGATGCTGATGGTGATACCTTTGCTATCTCTGGTACAAAGATGCGTCGGGCAGCAGTGGTTGGTGATGAGAAAACCTTTGCAGCGGGTATGCCAAAGGCATTGAGCGAGAAGGATACCAAGGATCTGATGAAAGAAATTCAGCGCAGAATGCCATAGGTTATAAATATAATTTGATACGTAAATTACATTAATGAAGAGTTTTTCCGACTTCAATAAGAAAGCTCAAATGGCTGAGAAGAATATCACCCGTGATAAGTTCTACAAGAACGAAGTATATAAGAAAGGTGAGTGGATTCTTACTGAGGATGGACGTGTAGGTAAAATTATTCGTCGTGGACCTAACTATGTTCTGTGTCTGACGACAGAAGAAACTACATTCCGTACTTGGATCACTGATATTAAAGAAGCATTTGAGATCGGAACTGATGCGTATAGAGAGTACCTCCAATCTCTCACCCCAGGAGAAAAGGTACAACCCTTTTCAAAGACCAAAGTAAAACAAGTCATCCCACCTGACCCCAAAAAAGATAAGATGGAAAACAACGAGTACGTAGCAGCAGTGGCAAACGCCCTGTCTAAAAAATCGACTGGACTTTTATCCGCTAACACAAGAAGCGTTGATGAATCCTGGCGTTATGATAGATCTGCTAAGATGGCAAACAAGGATCCTAAGGGTCTTGGTGCTGACGGAGTTGGCGGTGGTGACGCACCTGGCATGAAGATGGCAGAACCAGAAGGCACCGAAGGAAAGCCTAAGGTCAAGAAGGTTAAGCACTCCTGTGCTACAAAGGTTGAGCACTCCGAGTGGGGCGAGGGCAACTGCATGAAGGAGATGCATACTCTTGATGAGCAAGGTAATGTATCTCACTATGATGTAATGTTTGAGCATGGTCTTGAGCAAAACGTTCCTGTACAGACACTCAACATTCTCGTGAGTGAGGGTCATGCCCATGAAGCAAACGAGTATAAAAATGCTCAGGTCCTTGAAGCAAAGAAAGCAAAGAAACTTGATCCCGTTGGTAAAGAAGACGGTGACGTAGACAACGATGGTGATAAGGATGCTTCCGATTCCTATCTGATGAACCGCCGCCGTGCAGTTTCCAAGGCGATGGGAAAAAAGATGAAGGAAGAGGTTGAGGAGATCGATGAAAAAAAGGGACTGTACGCCAATATCCATGCTAAGAGAGAGCGTGGAGAGTCTCCTGCGAAACCAGGCGACGATGATTATCCAGCAAAAGACGCCTTCAAAAAGTCAGCAAGAACCGCCAAGAAAGAATCCGTAGAACTGGATGAGGTTGCTCCTCCAGGTGCTAAGGCAGAGCGTATGGTTAAGCACATCAAGAAGTCCTATGCTTCTGATGGCAAACTGACCGAGAAGGAAAAGTCCATTGCTTATGCTACCGCTTGG